GCACCATTCGCGGGCGGCGACGATCAGTGGGGTAAGAATGTCGTCGTAACTGACATCATCTAGCTCGATACGCAGCTGCGGCTTAATATCAGCAAGCAAAACCGGCTCAGCGGCCGGCGGAGTAATTACCTTCAGACCGGCCATGCCGGGTCACCTCGCTTTACGCTGTGCCCTCATCCGGGCTAACGAGCAGTTTACCGATAATCGTATCGGCAACATTGTTGCTAATCGGCTGCATGCGAGATTCGTACTGGATCGCATATACGTCGCCGAGCGTTGTAGTTGCCCCGGCACGGACCGCAGAAAGTCGGACATACCGTTCTTGCGGGCGGTACACATCGAGCCATACGACTTCGCCATCGGCCGTTGCCGTCACTTTCGACCCTTCAAGGTCAGCGGCGTCGGACAAATCGGAAGCTGCGCCCTGCTGCGCCGTCACATAGTTACCGGTGTTGAACGAGCCGATTACTGTCACAAACAGCACGCCCTCATAGCCGGCCATATCGACCACGTCGGAATTGACTGCGGTTGTTCCCGTCGCTTGGGAAGCTTTCACTTTCGTGATTTTTACGCCATTAGACAAATTCAAGACGCTCACTCCTTCAAAATGAAATTTGCCCGCAACAAATAGGCCGTGCGGGCGCCGGCAGCATTCAAATTACTAAGCGCTTGGGAATATTAACCCATCTTGATGCGGGCGAACGCTTCACCCATCACCGGTTGACCGTCGCCTTCGTAGCGGCCAATAAATCCGGTTTGGTTCGTTTCGGCATACAACTCGACAAGACGCTGAATAGCGAAGTCGAGCGCATCGACGTACCAGTAGTACTGGAAGTCGCCGATAATACCGACGTACTTGCCAGTCGAGATGTCATTCGGCGCATACTCAGACTGGAAGAACGGCTTCGACAGAATCGTATCCGGTTGACCGCCAGCAATACCCGGCGCCCAAAGATACTGGCCGTTGGAATCCTTGAGCTTGCGGATCTCCTTCAGCACATCCCGATGGAAGCCCCAGCGCGCATTCGCTTGATACGCATCCTTGAGCGAATACAGCGCATCGATCAGTGTATCTGCCTTGATCGCGGTCGCTGTGTTCGTCCCGACGACGTCACGCGAAGTCGGAATGCCGTCGTTTGACGGAACGAAAAGACCCAACGGCTTGGCGTTACCGTCACCGGTCATGTATGCTTTCTCCAGAGTAACGCCGAACTTGTACGACAGACGGCTGCGAACCAAGGATTCCGCACCGCCAGACGTCAGCCGCAGCAGCGTATTGGACACTTTCGCGCGCTTAGCAAGCGGATGCGGGCGGAATTCTCGTTTGCCTGTCGTAGCGTCCGTCTCGTTCCCTGTTTTCAGTTCCGTCGTCCAGTCCGCGTCGTCGACATCGCCGTCCAATGTCGGTACGCCGAGCGATTTCGCGGTCCGAACTTCAAATTTCCGCGCAAACTGCCGGATATAAACCGCATTGTCGACTTCCTTCAGCAGCTCCGCCACCATTTGCTGAGGCGTGACCAAATATCCACCCTCTGCGTCCGGATCTGCTGCCATCGCCTTAATTTCGTCGGCAGAAAGAGACGTAATGCCGTTCGTCAGGAACCGCTCGAAGGCTGCACGGTACTCGTCCGTGGCCCGCGGGTTTTCTTTTCCGCCGCCGGCTTTCGGGGCTGGCCGGAAATCCCTGCCGCTTCCGCCGGATGCCTTCATTTCGTCGTCGATTTTGAGCGCGGCCTCGAGTCGCTCAATCTGTTTTGCCTTGGAGTCCATGTCCGACATCATTTTGTCGTACTGGGCCGTTTCATCGGCAGTAAAATCACGCTTTTCCGTAAGCGCCTTTTCGTTGAGCGCTTTCGCCTGTTCCCAGATACCGGCGCGCTCCTGCCGCAATTCCGTAATTTGTGCCCTCATGTTCTCAAACCTCCCGTTTCTTGAGTTCAAGCTCGCGCAGACGCGCGGCGGTTGCAAAACTATTGTCCACTGCCGGCGGACTGGCTGCCTCCGGCAGGCTTGGCGCGTTCTTAAATTGCCGCCAATCGATCTCAACGCCGTTGATGACGGCAGTGTCACCGCGGAGACAGGCAGCCATTTCGAGCTCACCCTCGATTTCGTCAATAAAGCCGGCCGCTTTCGCCTCTTCAGCCGTGTACCAGGTCTCCGCTTCAAGCAGTTGCTTGATATCTTCGACCTTAAGACCCGACTTGCCACTATATAAATCAGTCATCTCAGACTCGATTTTGTCGAGCAAATCGGCGCGCTGCCGGAGCCCTTCTGATCGCATCATGCGGGCCGCTCCCATTGGGCGATGGATCATATACATAGAGCCCTTCGGCATGATGATTTTATTCGCTGCGAGCGGGATTACGGACGCAATAGAAGCGGCAAGCCCATCCACATAGGCCGTAATGTTCGCCGGGTGCCGCTTGAGCATAGAGTGGATAGCCATTCCGGCAAATACGTCCCCGCCGGGGCTGTTAATCCGCACGGTAATCTCGGCGACGTTATCGCCAATCGCCTTCAGCATGTCGTTAACGTCTTTCGGCGTAACTTCATCGCCCCAGAATGTTGCGCTGCTAATCTCCCCATAAATCAGGAGTTCGGCTTTGTTTGCAGCCGCTTTTACCACTTCCCAGTATCGCTTACTAGGTTTATTTCCCAATACCTGCACCCCCTTTCTCGCCAACTGCCGTGCTGCCATCCGGATTTACCTTCGCCGTATTGAGCGGGACGCGGTAAGCGTCACCGCCGGGATAAGGATTCTGATTTTCCAGACCCCTAACCTCGTTCGGGTTCATCCAACCCTTATCCAAGGCGACACCGTAGGACTCGTACCGGCTCTTCGTGTCGCCTCGCAGCAGTCCTTCTACGACGAACTCCGCATAGTACCCCGCGCGACGTTCTCGCTGCGAAATGAGCTGCATGCGTGTGCGCTGCTCCCACCGTACAAGCCACGGCCGCAGTGTATGGACGACGTACTCGATCGATTGATGCTCGATGTTGTTGTTCGTCGACCGGTCAAGCTCCTGCAGCATATGCAGCGGTACCCGAAAGAGCCGGGCGATCTCCGCGATCTGGAATTTGCGGGTTTCCAGAAACTGCGCAGCGTCCGGCGGAATCGTGACCTGGTGGAATTTTAGGCCTTCTTCCAAAACCATAAGCTTATGCTTTTCGCTCAATTTCCCGTATTTATCATTAACATCGGCTTTATAGCGCTCGTAGGCTTCTTTCGAAAGCTTGCCGGGGTATTCGATAATTCCGCTTGGGCTCGCCCCATCGCCGAAGAAGCGGGCGCCGAATTCCTCAGCGGCCAGTGACAAGCCAATCGCTTCCTGCGCCAGTCGGACCGGATTATAGCCGACGACGCCGTCAAAACCGAAGCCTGGGATGTGAAACACGTCATAAGGATCGAGCTTAATTACTTCGTTCGTCCTCGGCAGCGTCGTCCAGTAAAATAAATTCCCCTTTTCGTCCCGATCAGGTCGTGTTCGGTCGGGGAGCAGCGGCCACAAAGCGGTAACGGCTCCGGCGCCATTACGATCGATATAGGCGTATCCATTCCCCCAGTTGAGAATATGGCCTTGTAGCGTCTCCCGAAACGCGTAAGCCGTCATTTCCGGGTTAGTTTGGAAGTGCAGCACCTCGTAAAGCTGATGGTTGACGGCTCGCTCTCGCTTGTCCCCTACCGCCTGGTAGACGTTGAACGGCAGCGACGCAATGGTCTCGGATATGATCTTCACCGCGGCTAGATAAGCCGTGACTCGCATGGCGCTTTCATCGGTCACGTGCACCCCGGACCGCGTTTCGCGCCCGCCCCGGAACCAATCCACGAGCCACCTATCTGGATTTGCGAAGGTAGAAGCTCGTATCTCCACCCCACGCTGCGTAAAAGGAATCCGTATCCTCGTTGCCCTCACCTCCTCACATCGTGATAATGCCGCGGGTCTCGTAAACCGATGCCTCCACGCTCTCGTACAGCATTGCTGTCGCCATTGCATTGATGAGCGCAACGGTCAAGTCAATGCGCTCGATCGAGCGGTTTTTCATCGGTTTGATGTTCTCGTTCCCATCCACCGCAACCGTCACGTTCCCCCAGCACCAGCGAGCGACTGGGTTCTGTTCATGTGTCATTTGACCTGACTTCATCAAGCGTTCGATCGTCTTCATTGACGGAGACATTTGCGCCATATTCTGCGCGATCTCGACGACGTTGACGCCTTCGCGCATGAGGCGCTGTGTCAGCATCCGGCTGTTCCATGGGTCGGTGCCGAGCGCGGCAATCACATACTGTTTACTTGCCGCCAGCAGCTTGGCTTCGACAAAGTCATAATCGATGACGTTGCCCGGCGTTGCGTGCAGATGTTTCGCATCGACCCAGCGATCATATGGCACGCCATCGCGCCGGACACGCTCGCGCATGTTGTCCTCCGGTATCCACGCTTCAAATATCGCCCGCCAGTCGTCGATACCATCCTGCGGGGGAAACAGATAACAAACCGCTGTGAGGTCAGTCGTGCTGGACAAGTCTAGTCCGGGATAGCACTTCTTGCCGACGAGCTCCGATAGCTTCCACTTCCCCGTTGTCTGATCCCACAACGTCAGCGGCTGCCAGCCGATCCGCTTCAGCGCAACCCATTGATTGAGCCGCAGCCAACGAAAAAGGCGCTCAGCTGCTTCGCTGTTGCGGGCTGCAAGCGCCTCTTGCCTTACGCTTTCGATGCTGATCGTATGGCCCAAAGACGGGTTAGCCGCGTACCATGTCTCCTCGTCGAAGATGTCGGCTTCTTCCGGAGCCGTATAAATCTTGACGTACCAGTACGGGTCAACCTGCTCACCAGAAAGGATCTTCGTCGCCTTCTCGTGGATTTCCCACCCGATCGATTTCCGGTCCGGGTCGTCGCCGGCCGTCGTAATTACCCACCAGAGCGGTTCCTTCCGGGCCGCGCCCGCGCCGAACGTCATCACATCCCACAAATCGCGGTTTGGCTGCGCGTGCAGCTCGTCGAAGATGACGACGGTCGGGTTTATCCCGTGCTTCGTGTACGCTTCGGCGGAAAGGACTTTCAGCGTCGTGCCGGTGAGCTTGTTCTTGATTTCCTTCTTGCTCTCGGTGATCTTCAGAACAGATTCGAGCTCCGGTTCCTGCTCGATCATCCCGAGCGCCGCTTTATAAACGAGCCCGGCCTGCTCCCGGTCAGCTGCGCAGCAGTAAATTTGCCCACCGGGTCCGTCGCAGGTCAGATGATTGAGCGCGATGCCGGCAATAAGCGACGTCTTCCCGTTTTTCTTCGGGACTTCAAGATACGCGTATCGGTATTGCCGGTAGCCGTCGTCTCTTACGGTACCGTAGACGTCCCACAGCACGTCATGCTGCCAATTGAGCAACTGAAACGGTTGGCCGTAAAAGTCGTCGACAGCATGCAGCATTTGGATAAACTCGATGGGCTCGAGCGCTCTTTGCTTATCATGGGCCATGGCCGCCACCCGCTCGGCGTTCCATGAACGATGCCATGGCCGACTTCTTCACCGGCGGTTTCGCAGGCTTTGGCACGTTCTTGACTTTCGCCAACGGATTGAGGAAAAGCCGGTCCTGCATCTTCAGCAGCATGTCCATCTTCTTGTTGATCGCCGTTTCGATCTTCAGAATGCCGTCGATCGAGGCGAGATCAGCAAGCGAAGCCATCGCCTTCATGACGTAGTCGTCTTGCTCCATGATGTAGTCGTATAGAGAATCCGTATGTTCGGCGATCTTGTCGACACGCTGGTACGCCCCGAGCAGCCGCTCGTACTCGCTGAACGTCTTGCAATATAGCGCGAGCATGCCAACGTCGGAACTGGTCAACAGCTCGACGCCCTGCTGCGCCGCCGACTTGTATTCCTTGATGAGCTCGTTCCAAAGCTTGTTGGCAGCCTTGTCCTTGGTGACGAAGCTAGGTTTCTTGAGCTTCGAAAGCTCCTTCTCCCCGAGTTTGACCTCGGACTCCTTGCGGGCTTCGATCTCCGCTTTGGTCAAGTGGCTCGGATTGCCTTCGGCCAGATGCAGGCCGATCGTTTTTGCGTTTCGACCCGACATAGGGCCACCTCCTTGAGCACAAAATAAAAAGCCGCTCGAATGAGCGACGGTGTTAAGCCTTAAGATGCGTTCTCTGGGTCTGTGCTTAACGCCGCACGTTTTCAAGGACCGGAGCTCTCGCGCAAGACTATAGCCGCAATATAACATACCACTCCACTGATTGCGAAGCCTGAAAAATTTCAAAACCCGAAAAAAATTTGCGCGAATGTGGGCACACGGTCTCTGCGAAGGGGTCTCGAAGGATTTTAGGCCCCCCCTACCCATTTACTGGTGATTTTCTGCCATCGGCTTCACCTACCGAATCCCCCATCCTCTCGCACCGTCTTCATATCGTGATGCCTCTTACAAAGCGGCTGCCAGTTGTCCGTGTCCCAGAACAACGCCTGATCGCCTTTATGCGGAATGATATGGTCAATGACAGTAGCCTCAACCACCAGTCCCTCCTGCTCGCAATGCACGCACAGCGGATGCCGCTGCAAGTATGTCTTCCTCGCCTTGCGCCATCGGCTGTTATACCCGCGCTCTGCTGCCGTGCCTCGTTGCTGATCCGCTTGCTGCTCACGCTGTCGTTTATGTTCGGGACAATACCCGCTGTCGGTCAACTCCCGACAGCCTGTTTTGCCACACGGTCGCATTGGCTTTGATGGCATCAGAATGACCTCCATTCGCCTTTGCACTTGTAAACAATATTTCCCGTATAATATTCACCTGAAATAAATCGCCGGGAAGCCTTGATATACTTACAGAAAGCCAATATTATTAGCTATTTTCTTAATGAAAATCGATGGCTTTTCGTATTATTATTCAAAAATCATCACTACACCATATCTTATAAAGTGATGTACTCGCAGAATGGTCATTTCCCCATAACTGGATAGGGTTCGTGAACATTGCGAAAATCCAGTGCGACATTTGCCCAATATGATGCAGCAACTATAAATGCCATCCTCGCATGCTTGAATTGATGTCGTCTTGCACAATGCCGATATATCGAAGGGTGACGTATTCGTCTTGGTGCCCCAGTAAATCCATCAGGACAGCAACATTCTTTTTGTCCTTGTAATGATGATAGGCGAACGTTTTCCGTAGGGTATGCGTCCCTACGCGATGAAGGCCATATTTCTTTGTTACATCTTTCAAGATTCGATAGGCCTGGCTGCGATCTATCCCTTTACGAATCCTGCCATCTTTCTTAGTCTGGCGTGAAACAAATAAATATTCGCTATCCTCTCTGCCTTCCATGAGTGGCTTCAATTCTCGACGCATATAGTCCGAGATCGGAAGCGTAATTTCTTTGCCAGTCTTGGTCATACGAATATAAAGTTCCGGCTTCTTCAAGTCTCCGACCTTTAATTTCAGAATGTCGGATATTCGCAAAGCAGTGTTGATGCCTAAAACAAACAATCCATAATTTCGTACTGACTGCCGCTTAAG